TGCAAGCCTCTCTGCATCATATTTTATTGTGGCAAGTTATATTTAACCCAATACTTGTTATAGCTCTTATCATATCCATATGTGCTGAATGCCGTTACATCCTCTGGCACTAAAAGGAATTCATATGTAGTTGCGGCTCCTCCATCGAATAACTCTAAGTCGCTGCGGTATATATAATCCTTTGTGCTATCAAACATCCAGGACTTAACCCCCTCTATTGCTGCATTGCACTTATCGTTATATATATCATACGAGTTTATTAAATCGTATCCTGTAAATCCATGTTCATCGTAACCGCTTAACACCTTTACATCATACTCTAGTGCTACAATCTTATTTCCCACTAACTCCTCGCTATCGTATTCGTTATGGAATCTCCACCATTCCGGGCTTATTGTTTTAAATAAATCCTCGGCATCTTTTCCAACTAAAATATTTTTAGCCGTATAGTTTATTTTTCCGTTGGTTGTTGTGATCGTTACACCCTCTGTAGCTATTGCCGGATTTTGGCGGCTGCCTACCTTGTATTTAGTAGTTACCACGCATTTATATTTCTTTCCGTTTGCCTTAGCAGTAATAGTAGCTTTGCCTGGCGCTTTAGCCGTTACCTTTGCCGTTTTGGATCCTGTGGATTTTACTGCAGCTACGCTCTTATCGCTGCTACTCCAAGATACTTTCTTAGATGTATTAGTAATTTTGAGCGTAACGGAAGAGCCTACATAAATAGTAGCCTTAGTTTTATTGATCTTTACCGTTGCTGCGGACGCTGTAACGGTTGAGGTCATTACAAGCGATAAGATCAATGCAAAAGAAATGAGTGCGCCAAATAGTTTTCTCCTTTTCATTTTTACACCTCCTAAATTATGGCAATATAATGTTGTTATAATTATACCATATTTTAGGAAATATAAAAGAGGCTTTTTTATTTAGCCTCTTCATTGGTCTTTATTCTTCCGGTGGTTTCGGTCTTGTTGGTTTATTGTAGTCTACTATATATTCATTCATCTTTGGCGGAGGCGGCGCTGCAGGTCTTACTCCTCCACGCATTGCCCTTTTTTCTGCCGCTATTGATAAACAAATAATGCAGGCAATTATAAGAATTATCTCCATTACTCCTCCATATACTTCTCAAAGTATTCCGCTATGTACTTACTCCATTCTCCCGGCCGCTCTGCAGCTCTTAGATAACATTCCTCTGCTGTGGTATCAATATGGATTAGCTCCGCTCCTAGCGCCGTTGCAAGCCGCTGCCGCTCCATTGGCATAGGATAACCGCCGATTACATAGGCGTTTTTCCATCCTCCGGCCCTTGTCTTAATCATATCCAGGATGCAATCTCGCAGCATGAATATGTTTTGCTTTAGTCTGCCTGGTTTTTCGTATCTATCATTGATCGTTACCATTTCCCATAGGTTATCCATATCCAGGATAAGATCCTCTCTGCCTGCGGCATTCCGCACAAACGAGCTTTTGCCGCTGCATGGAGCGCCGTATACGATGTATACTTTTCTCTGATATGTTCCGAATCGTTCGTGGATCTGATTATGGCAGCGATGATGCACCAATGCCACATTATCCGGATTGAGGGAAATGTTATAATCGTTAACATTTCCCTCTGTCAATTCCTGCTTATGATGGCCGATGCAATCATATTTTAAAACTATCGGCTCTCCGCAATGTTCGCAGATATTAAATCCTTGTTCGTTTAGCCGCTGCTCTTTGATGATCTTTAAGAGATTGGCCCATTCTTTTGATTGATAGAAATTACTAAGGCTGTACATATTCGCTCCATCCGTATACTCCCGGCTCCCATACATTTGCACCGTCATAGGTTGAAACCCATTTCTTGCCGTTATGCTTTACTTTCGCATCCTTTGCATAGGCATCATGCGCTCCTGTAGGCTGCACCCATTCCGACCACTCTTCCAGGCTGATCTCTACGAAAATAGAGGATGTTCCCTCTGCTCCTGGCTCGTATTGCTCCTGTAAAACTGTAGGCTGTACTACTTTATAGAGTTTTCCGTTATGCTGATAGCGATTTAAGCCGTTTGTAATATCATCGTTTGTTATGGTTTTCCCGATGTTTTCTTCCCACTTTGGATAAAGAGTAATAACCTCTAAAGCAGCCTCATCGGATACAGTTCCTCTGCCGGCTACCATGTAATCTATTAAATTCTTATGCGTTAGCATTGCTTACCTCCGTTTCTATCTGATCTCTATAATCGGCTTGAATAGTTTTTATGGTATTTTCCGACAAACTCAACGTGTTCGCCGCCGTTACCTGTCCTATCAATTCGTACCAATAACCATCCTTTTCTCCTCCGTTCGGATATGCGTTTGAATTATTATGAACAATAAAGCCGACCGGTGTAAAAACTCCATTCTGAATTATTTTCGTTCCCGGATATGTGTATGTGTAATTGTTCCTACTGCTCCAATCCGTTCGCTCAAAATATCCATGTGTTGCATCTGTAGCGCCGTATGAATCTATAGATTGAGCATACATATTTTTGACCATCGCATAAAGGCTGTAAGATTTGTACTCTAAATAAATATTGTCATTTGCCTTGAAGCCATCAAAAAAAGTTTTCCAGTTGCTCGAATTTACTGCCTGCGATAAATTAAAATTATTTGCCGTAAATTTCCATTTATAATAATCGCTATCCTTGTCATAAAATGTGATGCTAGGATTTACTACGGAAATTTGCGGTGTTACAATCTCGCTCTTTCGCCACACGTTCAACCCGATTTGAGGCGTACCATCAACGCCGAAAATGTTCACTCCCTCTTTGATGTTTGCCGGAATTAAATCCGCATCGCCTAAAACGGTTAATGCGCCTCTTAGGTATGATCCTGCTGCTATTACTTGATTTTCTGTGGACGGCGTAATGGTCTGCGCATCTAAAATGCGCTCTGGCACTACTCCGCCGGATTGCATGTTTATAATCATTGCTTTATCTCCTGTTCCGTCTGTTGCTATAGTTTATTCTGCATAAGTAAATACGCCGCTGCCGGCATTATAATAAAACTGTTTATTTACTTTGTCATAGAGGCAGGCCACCCCGCTCTTGTCTAATACCGGTATATAGTCTCTTACAAGAGTTCCATTATCCCATATTTTCGCATAATAAATTTTTAAGTTGTCCACCGGCTCCGTTAGTGTTCCTGCTCTGTTTATGCCGAATAAATATGCGTTATAGTTACATTGAAAAGTTCCGTTTGCGCTCCATACTTGTACTCCATCCTTATATAAAATTCCTTTGTTGAATTTCATTATTACAGGCGTTTCTCCGTACCATGTTTGGTTTGTTATCGTGCTGTTACAAAATCCTGCGTGTTTACACCATAACGCAAACGATGCACTTCCCCAACCATGCTCTGCACCCATAATGCCTACATAACTCTGTGTCGGAACCGTTTGATATTTAATCTCGTAGCAAGAGTTATTGTTTGGCTTGAATCCTGTATCAATGTACTGCGCTCCATCGCCTTTAATATATTGCAGTTCTTTACTGTACGGAATCGCCGCCGCCTGACCCGCAGCATATCCGGCAGCATAGCCTGTATTATATCCCTCCTCATAAGCCGCCTCCGTATCCGCCGCTTCTATGATTACATCTCCCAAGAGCTGCGCCCCTTTCGGCAAGGTTATGGCCGTAGCGCCCGGCGTGATCGTTTGGCCGTTTATATACTGCCGCAGTTTTGCATCGCCCTGGCTGTTAAAAATCATTGCTGCATCTCCTCTTCATTCCTTGCTAAATCTGTGCTACCAATTATTATTTTTCTCCATCTCCTGCTTGTGCTTAAATTCCCTCTCTTTCAGATCGAGCATCGCCGGATCCGTAGAGTAGCCTAATTCTTTGCCCCAATTCAAAATAAGGAATCTCGCCGCTTGGAAGTTCGGAGGAATGTAGATTTCTTCCTCGTATTCTTGCATTTCCTCGTATTCCTTTAGCTTTTTCCCGGTTTCCGGATTGTATAAAACGGTCTTGCATTTCTGCTGCCGCTTGATCGTTTTCGTAAACCCTAATCCGGATCGGTACATAGAATCTATCAGATCCTGCACCGGCTTTGCCCTGCTTTTTAATATGAGTTCCGAAAACTCCTCAAGTTCCGCCTTGTACTTATTCCAGGTCGAATACGCCACGCCGATACTTTGCGCTATGGTTTTTTCTGTTTGGCCGTTTTGCAGCATCTGTTCTATTTTCGGAAAATTAGGCTTAATAATTTTATCGTATGCGCTTTTTCGAGCCATACTATCACCTTACAATCTGCGGCAATAGTTTAGGCTGATCCATCCTGCGCCGCTTTTTAATTTTCCCCAGGATCCGGAGGTTTCGGAAATAACATAAATTCCTTTATCCCGGATCACTGTTTTAATAACGTGGTTTGTGCCTGGGCCGGATCGTACATTTAAGGCATTGGCCGTAACCTTTACCTTAAACTCCTCCTCTTTCTTACCGAGAGTTTTCAAGATTCCCTTAGCAATGGCCTCGCCCATTTTCTTCTGCTCCGCTTTCGTGTCGATAATGGCAATGTCTTTTTTATTGTCGATAAAAGCGCATTCCACTAGTACGGCCGGCGCTTTCGTCATTCTGATAATGCCGAGAAAATCTTTTCCCTGGGCATTTTTCTTTGTTTTGATGCCTCTTGAATTTTGACCAATCTCCTTAATCTCCGCCTCGATGTTCTGCGCCATTTTTTTAGATGTGCCGCCTACGATAGAATAATAGACTTCTGCGCCGTCTCCGCCGCCTGCGTTAATGTGAATCTCGCATACTAAATCTGCGCCCCAGGCGTTGGCCTCTCTTGCTCTATTGTTCAATCCCGGATCTACATCTTTCGTGCGGCTCATTTTGACGGTTACGCCCTGCGCTTTCAGATACTCGGCGCAGTATTTGCCGATCGTGAGATTTAGATCCTTTTCTTTGAATCCGTTTCCGATGGCCCCAGGATCCGCTCCGCCGTGACCTGGAGCGATATATACTTTACTCATTGTCCTCCTCCTCTTTCATGGCGGCATCGTAGGTAATGCCGCCTTTACAGTTCTCTTTCGCTGCCTTAATGTAATACGCAATGATCGCAATGATCGGAGGCACGATATTGATCCACATAGCCTCTAGGCTGCTAATGTCGTGGAATGCGAACATAGCCACCTGGCCGACTATAACGGCCTCTATGTACATTACGATTACTACGATTACGATTATTTTGCTAAAGCATAGTTTTTTCTTCGGTTTCTTCATTCTGCTGCCCCTTTTGGTACTGCGTTCCAAAATAAAACGCAATGACAACGCTAAAGATCGTTAAGAATTGTTCTCCACTGATTACCCCGGTAATAGATAAGTAAGCGAATACGAGCGTTAAGATAACAGTTACAATGCTCTTTACCTTTAACAGGTTAATAGCAGCCTCTTTTAATGTTTTAAGCATTTCTCCTCCTCTCTGAATGGCAGCGAGTGTATTCTGTTCATCCTCGCCACCATATCCCCATTCCATCCGTTAGCTTTATAGGCATCGTAAAGGATCTCTAAGGCTCTACGTTCCTCGCTTGTGGCGTATCCTTTCGATAGGAGTTTTTCAATCTCGTTACTCACAAGCGAGTATGTTACTGCCGCTAATGTCTTTTTTATGAGATTGCTCCCCTCCTCATCTTTGTCCTTTTTTGCAAAATGCCTTGTTACGAAAAATTGTACGAGCCATGTTACGCCGGATGTTCCTAATATTGCTGTGATTAAATCTGCATCCATTTTGCACTCCTTTCCGATGCTTATATTTTCTCTTTTTAAATTAGCACGAAAAAAGAGTAAAAAACTGCTGCAGTTTAGGCATGAAAAAAAAGAGGCCTGTTAAGCCTCTTCAAGTGTCGCATTATGCTTGCTGTATCTTTTCCATCAATGCCTCTTCAAGTGTCGCAGAGAAGTTTATACCCTCTTTTTCTGCGGCCTCGTTAATCCATGATTTAATTGTTAGTGTTTTCTTTACTTTCTTGTTGTCTTTTTTCTTTCTGTAATCGGTAAAATCTACTGCTACATAGCTCTCTAATTCCTCATCTTTAGCCGTATACGGCGTATCTTCCGGTATTGGTTTTCCCATATCTTCTAAAGTTATTCCCATAATGCCGATATAGTCGGCGGCCATATATAAGGCATCTGCTAGATCTTTGCCCTCTGTCCATCCATCAAATGCAGGAATATAAACGGTATAACCGTTATCCTCCGGAATCAATGCTACTTTATAAGCTCTTTTCATGTTTGCACCTCCGTTTTATTTTATGCAAAGGCGAGGGCTTTTACAGCCCCCATTTTTTAATCAATCCCTTTGCAAGTCTTTCATTGACTTCTCGGTGTCTCGGAATCGCCTCTACGTCTGTTCCGTTCGTCCATATGTCATGGTCTCCACCGTTTCTAAGGAATTGCCAACCGGCTTTTTTGAATTTGTTTTCTAAGTCTCTTTTTTTCATGTCGGCCTCCTTACATTATTTATTATACGTGTTTTGCACGTGTTTGTCAATAGCTTTTTAGAAAATATTTCTTTTTCTTGAAATAAAAAAGGCAGCCTCTTCATGTGTGGAGGTTGCCTCTTCATGTGCTTTTATTCAATTTCGTCAAGCAATAGCTTAATATTAAAAATTGCTTGTCCATATCCTGCGATCTTTCCCTTTTGGAATATTTCTTCTTCTCTATCGAATATTTTTTCTAGCTCTTTACTTGCCTCTAGTTCTTTTTCTTCTAATAGTTCTATAATTTCTGCTGCTGTTATTTCTCTCATTGCGCTACCTCTTCATGGATGTAAATTAAACGGTCTCCATTCTTAAGCCATACGATAATTGTATTCGGTATGCAGGTTTTATAATATGGCTCGGTACACTGTCTATAATCAACTATCATTTCATCCGCTATGCCGGTTTCTCGCCGGAATTTTTCATAAATTTCTCCGTATGTCATTTTGTTGCCTCTTCCTGTATAACTAACGGCAGGCATAACGGACACGCCAGGGCCGTTAATACTACTAATGTTAGTTTTTCTATATCGCTCATTTACGCCTCCAATCTTTGATATTATTCTAGCATAATATGCAGAATTTTCAATCTGTTTTTAGCTTATGCCCTGTGCTTCCTCTAGTGTTTTTATATATTCTTTTAGTGTTTTTATGTAGCGATCCTTTATTTCTGATCCTTTCTCTAATGCTTTTATGTATTCTCGCTGTGCTTTTATATGTTCTTCCTGCTCTTTTATAACGCCATCATCGCATTTAATACAGCTCGCACCTAAAATCCCTGCGATCATGCAAAGTATCATTATGATTTTAATACTCATCCTGGGCCTCCTATTCCACTCTTTCGAATCGGTTCATATTTTTTTCTTTCCACTCCGGAACGGATCCGCTTTCTTCGAGTCTTTCCGCTAGCCGCTGCAGCTTAAATTCTATCCACCAATTTATTTTAGGCTCGCCTACCATGATCTTGATCTGCTCGGTCATGATAATTACATCCGCTGCCTCTTCTGCCAGGTGATCTACTGCATCTTTTATGCTTTCCCGGTTCTGCGCCCTGCGCCATTTATTGATCGCCTGGATTAGTTCGGCGCATTCCTCAACCGTCTGTAGGAGCTGCTCCTTTATGCCGTAGGTATCTATGGCTTTATTCAATAGCTCTTTATGCACTTTCCCCTCCTATGGCTGCATATGCCGCCTCGCTACTTAAAAAATATTCCCTATCCAATCCTGCTAATGGGATTTCGCAATAACAATCGTTTTTATCTATGCAGTTCCAATACGTATGCTTTCCTGCTAACGCTATGCAATTTTCGCTATGTACATCAAGCTCCATTACTTGGCCCTCTTCATCGAAAGTATAAATCTCTTTCGGCGGATTAAAAACAAGCTGCAGCTCTTCCGGCGTGTGGCCCAGGGCCTTATATTGCCATAGTTCCTCTATGGCCGCGATTGAAGTTTCAAACGCCTTTTGCTGCCGAGTTGTCGGCGGATGCGTGATATTGTTCAATCTCATTTTGAAATATTCTACTGTTTCTTTCTTAGTCATTTTCTTCCCTTTCTTGCTCCTCTCTATTATGTTCCTCTTTGCAGTTTTTACATTCTTCGTAACTGCTACCGCCATTGCAATACTTACAATATGGCGGATCGTATTCGTCAAACGGTTCCTTATCGCTATACCAACTCATTCCTGCTCACCTGCCTTATTGCTTAAAAACTTGTAAAATGCACTTGAACATTCTTTGCAAAAATAGTAATCTCCTAATTTCCCATATCCCTGTTCAGACATTTCTATATGTGTCCAATCTTTTCTGTCTTCAAAATTGACAGTGTTTTTTCTGCACCTATCACATACTATCCTCATTCCTGCCCACCTCATCTATTTCTTGTTCTTCTTGCAATATGGATATTTGCAACCTCCATCGGTGGTTAACGTTCCTAATCCCATCATATTTGCAAACAAATCCTTTTTCGCTTTAACATAATACTTACAATGTGTATTGTTGCATTTCATTCTTGCACCCCTTTTTACTCCACTAAGATATGCTCGTATTTCTTTTCGATTATTTCATTCAAATCGGCATCTACTGGCAATACATGAAAACCCCAACAAGGACAACTGCGTTTATGTTCGGCGTATTCGAGCCACCACCCAACACATGGTTCGTTATCCTCATTCATGCCCGCCCTGTGTCTCACAAAACAATCGCCAATCGCCAAGTAATACGGCTTCTTGACTCCTTCTGTTTCACGAATGGCGATTTTAATAGCTTCGTCTTTGGAGAACTTTTCTTTTGACACCGCAATTTCATCATAACCACCAATAAAACGATTTACTTCAAATTTACTCATTCTTGTTCACCTGCTTTCTCAAAATAAAAGCATACCTTGTGCGGTTTCGGTTCAATTAACTCATAATCCAATGCCACCCTGTAAATGTAGCTGTCACGTTCTAATTTCTTTGGTATTTGTTCAATCATTTTTCGCCAATCTTCAAGGCTATTTGCTCGCTTATAATGATTGCATCTGCGGCAGGCGGGCATCAGATTATCAAAATCATTCGTACCCTTTTCGCGATAGCCCTCTAACGGTATCAAGTGGTCTACTTGCATGTCCTTGTAAGCAATCTTCTTACCACAGTAGGCGCAGCGTCCGTGGTATTTCAAGTGGACTTGTTCTCGTTCAGTTTTTTTAATGGTTTTACGGTTCATTCCTGCTCACGCTCCTTGCCGAAAAATTCAATATTTGCGAAAAGACGAATGCCATCTGCACTCAAATTAAACTCAATCTCAATACTATTAGTATCTTGTTCTGTGCAAAATTCTAATAACTTTGCTAAATCCTGCATAAATCCATCGCTAAGCGTTAATTCTCTTTCTTTTTTCATTCCTGCTCACTCTCCATATATTTTTCTAAATCCTCTTGTGCATGATCTACAAAATCCCTGCATCGTTTGCAATCCTCTATCGGCTCATCCGTTTCCGCATCTATGTAACCATAGCAGTAATACTGCGGCTTTCCGTCTTTGTAAAACTCTATTGTAGGATTGCCTCTATGTTTTACTCTGCCGTTTTGCTTTGCTTTACATATTACCCTTGCCATAACTTCCCTCCTAGTAGCCTATATAGGCCTAAAACATTGAAATAGGTATATTAACTAACATTTTTTCCTGGGCTAATTTATAAAAATCTTTTTTTATTTCAAACCCATAAGCATTGCGGTTTAGTTCTGCTGCAGCTCTTAATGTGCTACCGCTGCCGGCAACCGGATCTATTACTACATCGCCTCGATCCGTAAAAATCTCTATTAATTTTTTTAGTACCGGTAACGGTTTTTGTGTTGGATGGATGTTCGGTACGCTATCATCCTTTTGCCACTCAAACCAATTAAAAATCATTTTGCCCTCATTGTTGAATTTCGGCAGCTTTTCCCGGTATAAAACTAATCCGTATTCCGTTGCGCCTACTATCTTCATGTTTGCCTTTAGTACCTGAGGCGAGTAGTTTTTTATAAATGTTAATGGAATGTAGTTATTAAATCCGTACTGCCTGCCGTAGTCTATTACCATTTGCAACTGATTAAAAGCACAAAATACTATCATTGCAGGACTTTTGCCTTTTTCTTTTGGCTCTTTGATTAGCATTTTAGAGCAGAAATGCATAAACTCTGCTATTTTAAAATTATTGTCCGTGTCAAAGAATGTTTTGCCGGCCTTTTCGCTTTCGCCGTTTTTATTATCGCCGCCTATATACCATTCTGTACTAGAGGCGTATGCGTTTTTTCCCAGGTTGTACGGAATATCTGCAATTACAAGCTGCGCCTTTGGTATTCCGTAAACCTTATAATTTTGAAAGTGATCGTTATATAATTCGATTTTTATGTTTGGCGCTGCATCTGTGTGTATCATATCTTTCTCCTAATATCCTATGTATGCCTCCAGGCTCCGGAGTACATCGCTCATTATCATGGCGTTGCTATCGCCGTTTATACATACCGGATAATCCGGACGCTCGTAAAATTCGATTACTGCCATTTCATCGTATCGGTATCGCTCATATCTTGCGCCCTTGATGCCGAAATGTGTGTTTGATAGCAGCAGCCCCAGGGCATCTACAAACTGTGCTTTATCCATTTACTTTTGTCACCTCCGAAAAATCTAGCTCCGCTCCGCAGTGATAGCAGTACCGGGCCTCTATGGTTTGGTTTAATTCGCCTCCGCAGTTTCCGCAGATATAGTACGCTGTCGGATCTGATTCTGTGCCGGATCCGTCTTTGAATCCGGCTATATAAATCTTTTCTAAAAAATCAAACATCTGCGCAGGATCTTTGCAGCCTCGTATTCTCATAAATGTGCGCTTATCAAATTTTGGCCTCAAAACGGTATATCCTCCTCTACTCCCTCGAATCCTGCAGGCGGTTCATCTGCCGGAGCCTGTTTCTTATCGCCCCACTCTAAAAACTCCACTCTATCCGCTACTATTTCGGTAACGTAAACCGTTGCGCCGTCTTTGTTCTTATAGGAGCCGGTTTGGAGGCGCCCCTGCACTCCGCAGCGCCGGCCTTTTGCCAGGAATCGCTCGCAGTTTTCCGCCTGCTTTCCGAAAACTTTTATTCTCGGAAAATCCGCCGTTTTTTCCTTTGCGCCGATTCGGTCAATCGCTAGAGTAAGGGTTGCAACCGCCATTTGCGTACTAGGGATATAACTTACTTCCGGATCCTTTGTCAGGCGGCCGATCAATACTACACTATTCATTCTTTCCTCCTAATCTCTTATGCTTTGATTTCTTATATTCTTTAAAATCTATCCAGGCCTCTACGTCTGCCCTGCGCCGCTTTTCAATTTCTGCCGATTCTTCTTTGAATTTTATGTATCGTTCGCACTCGGCGTGGCAGCCTATATGCCTCTCCTGGCAATCTTTACATGGTGCTAACATTTCTCTGCTCCTCTATGTATTTCATTGCAACATACTTTCCGTAGCTCATGCCTGCAGCTCTTGCCAGGCTGTTTATTTCAGATAATGCGGATTTTGGATCCTTTTTCTCATCATATTGCTGCTCTTTTTTATCTTCCCAATATTGATGCTCTCGTTTCTTCTTCGCTGCCTTTGCGCATTCCGGGCTGCAGTATTTTGTGTTATGTGTCGGAGCGAAAAACGGTTTTCCGCATGATTTACATTTTTTATTGCGCATCTTTTTCCATCCTTTCAATGGCCCATCCTAGATATACGGCCGCCTTTTCTAAATCTTCTAACGGTTTGCCTTTTTTATCGTATCGGGAAATGTATTTAATTACATTTCCCAGGCAGTACGGAACGAATCCGGCTCCGAGCTTGTCCTCTATAAAATCTATTGTTTCGATTTTTCCGCCATAGTGCTGCGGATGGTTTACATTATCCATTGTTCCTCCTACGGTCTTATTAGTTTTTCATATGCTGCCATTAAGGCTACATCCTGCAGTATGTCATTGATCCAATCGTAGTACAGGCGCTGCGATATGTGCAGCTCCATGCAGATCTGTACCTCTTTTCTCCGGCGCAGGTATCGTAAATCTATCAACCGGCCTTTTTCGGTATTTTGGTATTTATTGATTACTGCAGTTATTACATTGTGCCAGGGATCGGCGGAATCAAGATTTTTATAATTCCGCAAGTAGTATTCTATTTCTCTTCGGATTTTCTTGTTCATCCGCTCCTCCTAAATTGAATTTAGTTTATCGTTATCCATGAGAATAAATCTAATTTCGCTGTAGAGCCTTATGCTCGCTCTTTCACATTTTGGTAAATGATTTCTTTGCCGGAATTGATGGCGTACTCATGCTCTCGCCTTGCACCTGGGCTTTCGCTCCAATCGCTTAGCATGTACACCGCATCGCATGTATCAATCGCCGCAAAGCATATTCGCATCATATCCTCGTAATCGAATCCGAATTGCGATAACTCTCCATTTAGTTCTACCGGATTGATTACCTTATAGCCCTCTGCTCTTAATTTTGTTGCTGCATATCCGAATTTGTGCCGGTAATGATACGGCAGCTCTCCGGTAATCTTTCCTGCTATGTAGATTTTCAATTTAAACTCCTTTCTTGTAGTACAGATCCGCCTCGTTCCATTCCGAGCCGTAGCAATCCATAAGATGCTGCCGAATCTTCTCGCCGATCTCTTCTCTTTCTTCCCGGCTGCCAAAATCAAACCGCCGATGGCATTTATTTTCCGTTAGCTCCGTGCAGAGCGTTACTACATTCTGCTCTATTCCCAGGCCGCCTCTGGATCTGGGGATAAAATGTGCATTAGGCATAACATTATGGTTATTGCCGCATACTACGCAGCATCCGTTATCTCGTTCCCATACTGCCATCTTTACCGTCCAGGGTATTTCTGTTGCTTTGGCTCTTCTGCTTTTAGCCATGTTCCGCCTCCTTATTTGTATTTTATAAAGTCCTCTCCATAGATTTTATTTAGTTCATCGAATACATGGCCCATTCCCAGGCCGTTCTTATTGGGCTGCCAGATTCCCTCCTCGTTATATTCGCCGCCCTCTATGCAGTAACGGTACTGCCGTGGATGAGTTTCCTTTAACCTTTGGAATCTGGATGGATCTTTTTCTAAATGGCAACCGAATCCGCAGAATATGCAACCGGTTCTGTCGCATCCGGTAGTAGTTAACCGTTTAGCCTCTTTTGTCTCGAAAACATCCAGGGATTGATCCACCTCGCTCCAACGTATTTGCTCTGGATCTATGGCGTATTCTACGGATCCGTAAACGCTGGCAATCTCTAAATCTTTATCTCTTATGTACTGCAGTACATCGTTTTCCGACCAGAACGCTATCGGATTGCTTACTGGTGATTTCATTTCAAATCCATTGCATCCGTTTTTCATCCACATATTTTCTCTATTAATTGATTCAACTGCCATTGACCCTAAAATAGGTTTTTTTCCTGTTTCCTTTTGAAATTTATTTAAAGGCGTTTTTTTCATAATGTCGCAGCAGCGTGATGAAAATATAAAGTCTAAATCCACAAGAGGCGCATATTTTCCTACGGAAATAAATTTTGTCCACTCTTCTCCTCTTAGCCATTTAGCCCTCATTGAATTTGGATCACGTCTTGCTGTGTAAACGTATTCTGATACTCTTTTGCTTATCAATGGGTATCCATATTTTTTTATAACCTCGTTAAATCTCATTTTGGGCCGGAGGATCGTAACATTATCAAAAGTCTTTACAAATTCTCTAATTTCCGGATACTCCAGGCCGGTATCTGCATATACCGCCTCTACATCCGGATATATATTTCTTACTAGGTCTAATAAAACAGTGCTATCTTTACCTCCGGAGAATGATACATATACATCTCCCTCCCAATATTCGTACCAATCTCTTATCCTGCGTTCTGTCATTCGGATTTTGGCGCTTAACGGCAGGGATTGCATCTGCAGGAGGTCTGCTTTTGTATGTTTCATCTGCTCATCCTTTCACATATCATTTTTTTAAAAAGGAGCGGAATCGCTCCCCCTGTTTAATCCACATCTATCTCTGGAATCATTTTTAAAAGCCATCTGTAGATATATGTAACGCCATCCGCTTTAGCTCTGTTAATGAGGTTTTGCAGATAATCATAGATTTTTAAATCTCGCTGATCTAATCCACATGAGCCATAAGGTATTTTGTCATTAACAAGAGTAGATAAATAAAATATTTGAAAATCACTAACCGGCCAACCGGCAAACAGTTCCCGGAGGAGTTCTACTCTTTCTCTTTGTCTGTCTGTTAGCTCTTTCTCTTTTTCTATATCTTTCTCTTTCTCTTTCTCTTTCTCTGTGTAACAGTTTGGTAACGCCTTAGTAACATTGTTACCACTATCTTTTTTAGGCTCTTCCAGGGCTTTCTGTTTATCCCTCGCCCTCTTGTTTCGCATGAGCTGCGCCTTAGAGGTTTCGCTGCCTACCATATTCTTAAGCTGTGCCATATAGATTTCGCCATTCTCCAGGATCTGAATGAGGCCGATGTTTTTAAATATCTCCATCGCCACCCTAACAGTATCTACATCCGTTTTAGTTATCTCTGCCAGTTTCTTAACATCGTATGGTATAAGCATTTCGCCTACATTACGGATTAAGATGCCATCTGTTTTTAATGACTTAAGGCAGAGCTTTAAATAAAAGAGGCTGTATTTTTCGCCGTTAGGCTGTTCCTCGATCCATTCGATGGTATCATCCTCGAAAAAATCCTCTTTCAGTTTTAACCAATAATATTTCTTTGTACTTGCCATGACTTTCTCCCATTTCAAAATCCGTTTTCGGTCGGTTGCAACTTCCGTACACGGATTTTTATTTATTTTTAGTATGATTTATCGCTTAAATATTAAAATCGCTCAAAACGCCATTTTTTAGCCTGTGGCAATCTCGGTTAAATCTTCTACGGAAACCTCGTAAAGCTCCGCCATAATTTTTAATTGCTCTTTTGTCGGTACGCTCTTGCCATTCTCATAGCGTGAGAGTATACTCTTATCAAAGCTTTGATCTATTTGCTTTAGGGCTGCGATAACTTCCACATTACTTAGGCCCTTAGCTTTCCGGATCTGCTTTAGAGTGCTTGTCCGTTCGGCTGCCAATATTCTGTTTACCTTTGCTAGAGGAGCGAATGTATGGCGGCCACGGTTTAGCACTTCTTTTTTATACTCTTCAATCTCTTTCAGATCGTTAGACTTGTAATAGCCTTTGCCCTTGCTGCGAGATATGATAATGTAATCATCGTCAAAATCCTGCAGGCGCAGCTCTCGGATGATTTTCCGCACTGTCCGCTCCGGCTGTTCCCATTTAGCCATCAAAGCATCTTTTGTTATGGCGTTTCTTTTTCCTACCGGAATATCGTTATAATAATCTTGTAGTTTCATAGATTGCCTCCTTAAAAAATATTTTCTATCTTTTTAAAAAGGGATTCATATGCCGCAAGTTCAGCCTTATAACTTTCTTCAAGGCTTTCGGTTAGTATTCCGTCTTTGATGAATTTTTTTATTTCATCTGTTCTAGAAACGATTGCACTTAGGAACAGATATTTTTCATCTAATGTAAATTCCATTACCATTTCTCTATCTCCTACAATTCATCCTTAATTTTCTCTCTAAGAGCTTCAATCTTCTTAAGCTCTTCTCTCGAAATATCGTTATTAATGTCCTCTATGTGCATTTTTCTAAAAAGCAACACATCTAAGATTAGCCACATCTCATCTACTGTAAATCCCATTATTCTACCTCCATAAAAACCTCTAGCGCATCTACGCCGTTTTGCAGTGCCTCTTCATGTGTGCTGCAGTATATGTCGATCCGGTTCCCCTGGATGGCTCCGCCGCAATCCTGCGCCGTGTAGGTATGGCCGTTAATAATAACCTCTGTGCCGTATGGGATTACATCCGGATCTACGGCTATAGTTTTCCCTGCCTCTGCTACTGCGCCGGATGCCGTTTTAACGATCGGATTTCCATCGGCATCCTTTGGCCTGTTTTTCGCCCAGGATCCGCAGCAGGCCTCGCAGGCGCAGTAATAGGTAATCTTATACTCTCCTAAACTCACAAGCTCCGGCTCTTCTGCCGGCTCAATCTCTGCAGCATGTGCTACTTCGATTTTCGGCAGTTCTATTGCTTTCTCGGATCCGCCGCATACTCTGTCGATATGTACTAATGCAAATCCGGTAATCAATAATCCGGCTGTTACGGTAATTACATAAAACCTCTTTTTTAACCGATATTTTTTCATTGTCTTTTCTCCCTTTCAAAATAGGCGATTACTTTGCCATCTTTTAATGTAAAATTCATGCCTAACTTAGTCATTTTGTTAATCCATGCGATAGATGGATTTCCTGTTACTGTGATTTCCCCATGTTCGTATCTCATTTAATAGCCCCATTCCTGCAGCTTTTCGCTGCCTAAGATTTCTCTTGCTTTTTCCGGGTAAATAATATAAGTGTACTTTTTCCCTGTTGGCTGCATCGCTGCGCCAAAATCTAGTTTACCTAACTGCAGTCCTACTCTGATCGCCTGCACCGGCACACCCAACGCCTCGGCCATCATGGCCGGAGTAATCTTCCTCATCTTCCCCCTCCTCTTCCTTATAGAACAAAGTCCAATCAAAACTTAAGACTTTTGCAATTTTTTTCGCTAATCTAACACTAGGCGTAGCTGCTCCGTTTTCAATCTTTCCTATAATAGAGCGTTCGCATCCGCACATATCGGCTAGACCGCTCTGCGTTAAATTTGCGCTTTTTCTAATTTCTTTTAAATTCATTAGCTCACCTCGCTCTCAGGGAATTTTTCTCCCGTATAACTATATTATAGGGAATATATCTCCCTTGTCAATAACTTTTGTGAAATATTTTCCCGATTTTTCGCATACATATGTTGTAATGGGAATTATATTCGCATATAATCATAAAAAAGGAGGCTTTACCATGAATTTTAGTGACAAACTCGTAACATTGAGAGAAAGTAAAAATTTAAATAGAACGGAGTTCGCAGCAATTTTCGGCATAGATCGTACTACGGTAGGCAAATGGGAAAAAGGCGCAAACTATCCAACCGTTGAAATGTTGGATAAGCTAGCATCTTTCTTTGGTATTTCTGTGGATGAGCTTTTAGGCAGGCCGCCTACAATAGATAAATTTAAAAGAAGTGATGATAATGTGCGCCTACTCACTCAATACTCTAAACTTAATGACTTTGGAAAAAGAGAGGCCGTAAAAAGAGTATCGGAGCTGTGCATGATTCCGCAGTATACGGCTAATGATATGCCGGTTGCTGCTCACTCCGATAAAGTTATGGATGATAAAGAATTGGAGTTAATGAGACAAGATATTGATGAGTTATAAATAGATTATTTTTAGTTAGTGTGTGTATGGAGGTTAGTATGGATCGTTACGAAGAATTGGTTAGCCTCGCTGACAAACTAGGGCTAGAAGTTATTGAAAAAGAATTTAAATCATCTGCAAAAGGGCTGTGCAAAGGAAATAAAATAGGAATTTCTAAAGCCATTGAGACGGAGGCAGAAAAGCGCTGTATTTTGGCCGAGGAGATGGCGCATAGCTATTATACCGTTGGAGATATTTTAGATACTCGCAGCATGGATGCTATGCGGCAGGAACGGATTGCAAGGGCTATCGCCTTTGAGAATCTCCTGCCGCTGTATAAGCTAGTCGATGCGTACTTAAACTGTTGCCACGATTATAACGATATTCCGGATTACTTAGGCGTAACCTGGGAATTTTTAGACAACACATTAGACCACTACTGCCGCAAGTACGGCGGCCTCACCAGGCACGGAAAGTATATTATTTACTTTTCGCCTCTTATTGTTTGTGAACGATCGAACATAAAAGCAGTTTAATTTAAATTATCGCAATATTGGTTTATGTTACATAATGTAGAAAAATAAAAATTGGAGTGATATTATGAGAAGTCCGAACGGATACGGCGGAATTTCCAACCTCGGAGGAAACCGCCGGAATCCTTTCCGGGTACGCATTACTACCGGATGGGAATATGACGAAAAAACAGGCAGGCAAAAGCAGCAATACGCTACCCTGGGATATTACCCTAGCCGAAAGGCTGCTATGATTGCGCTCGCAAAATATAACGAAAGCCCTTACGACCTGGATAAAAACAAAATTACATTCGGAGAGATGTTCGCTAAATGGTCTGCTGTGGCATTCGAGGAAATAGGAAAAACTACAATAAACTCTTACTCTGCCGCTTTTAAAAAGCTCGCTCCTCTTCATGATCGAAAAATGCGAGAATTGAAAAAGAACGAGCTGCAGGCTGTTATAGATGCGCTTTCCGGTTTTTCGGAATCTACGCAAAATAACGCCAAAATAGTTATGTCCGGCGTATTCAACTACTGTATGGAAAATGATCTAATTGATAAGGATTATTCTAAATTCGTCAAAACAAGGCCTCCTAAAGAAAAATCAGATATACATACGCCGTATAGCGTAGAGGAAATAAATCTGCTATGGGATAATTTAGATATGCCTGTGCCGCTTTGGTATTCTCGTAAGGATATTCGAGATGTTTTCCCTGTTGATACAATACTGATTATGATTTATACCGGTATGCGGCCAAGCGAATTGCTACAAACGAAAAAAGAAAAGATTAACCTAGAAGATCGCTATATAATCGGAGGGCTAAAAACAGAGGCAGGAAAAGAGCGAATTATACCAATCCACGAAAAGATTTATCCGCTTATCAAGGCAAGATATGAGGCTGCAGGAGAATGGTTAATACCGTATAAAGGCGATAAACCGCCGGAATTAACACAATATAGGAATTTTATATTTAACCCCATTATGGAAAAGCTGAATCTTGAGCATCTGCCGCATGATGGCCGCCATACGTTCGCCACATTCGCAGATAATTATGATCTGAAAGATTATCATGTAAAGTTAATCATGGGCCATAAGATTGATGATATAACAAAAGGCGTTTATACGCATACATCGCCTGCGGAGCTTGTGGCTGCTGTGAATAAAATCAATTTTCAAGTAAAGCAAACTTTTGAATAAAAACCCGGATTCGGAAATTGTTTTATAGCCCTGGATCCGTGTAGCCTATGTGTGTCTTACGGCCCTTTTTTTCTATGATTTTTAATGTTCTGTACCGGTTTATAGTTTTATGGCTAAACGTTGAAAAATAGCGTATCGCAGGCGGTTTAGCCATTTTGATAAACAATATTCCCTTTAATTGTTTCTTAAAATTAAAGGGAATTGTTTAACAAACCTTTAAATTTCATAGATTCTTTAATCGTTGAAAAATAGCCATTTTAAATAGGTTTCTTTGGGTATGGGATTTTCTGTCTGTGTCTTGCGTGTGGTTTATAACTATAATCTCTTATGTTCTGCAGCGTTCTTAAAACATCATGTAATATAAATAATATACACTAAAAATCATTATTTTTAAATAGCGAAAAAGCCGAGCATGATGCCCGGCTCTCTCGCTATAATCTAAGGAGAAAATCTTATGACCTATTTCTATTGTAGCTAGCGATTGCTTTTATGTTAGCGCCTACTACCGGAGCTGTGTAGAATGTTCCGGCATATGCCCCATAGCCTCCTGGCAACTGCATAGCTCCGGTTTGTGTGAATCCGGATAACGCCTCTTGATTGCAGTTAATGCCGAATAGAATCGCAGTTACCGCATCATCGCTCTGCCCCATAAGACCTACGCCCCATCCGGCGCTTGTGTTTTTCGTGTAACCTCGGAATATGCAGTTATTCATCGTTACCCATGCGCCGGCTCGGATATAAAACCCCTGGCCCTTTACTGCTCCCAGGCCGATAAATTCGCAATTAGAATAATATCCGCCGCCTATGCCTCCATTTCCGGATGCCGTTGTGCCTGTCGAGTTAGATGTACCCTTAAATCTGCTATCGGCAGCAAAGGATCCGGCTACGCCCTCTATGCCGTAAGCAGAGGCGTTAGCCGATGTTACGTCTACGCTGCAACCTATAACCGTTGCATTGTGTCCGTAGATGCCGTAAATAGTGCCATCGTTATTAGTGATCTCTGCGCTGCAGTTTATCACCTTAGTATTAGTTGCGCTGAATCCCCGGCAGGCTCCGGATCTGTAAGCGCCGGTTATCCTGCAGTTTTCAAATACCGTATTTGTGCCTCTAAAGGTGTAAATGTCTGCATCTGCCGCATTATTTTGATGGTATACGGCGCAGTTTAATACCCTTACATTAGTTACGCCTAAAAATGCGCCTGGGCTTGTTATCCGGCTACACTTCGCAAAATCTAATGTAATTTGCGTATAGCCGGTATTGTCGATTGTTATCGGCGCTGTGCTGCTCTTTTTAAAATTGCCTATGATTTCTACCGTAAAATTGCTAAATCCGTTGTTTCGTAGTTGTTCTATAAATGTTACTAGTTCTATATCGTCATTAGTGCCATTGCAGTAATAGGCGAATCTATCACCGTTCGATATAGTGTTAATAATCATTTATTTAGTTTGCCCCTCCTCCTAAATTTAATATATTTGCAGTAACGGCTATCGCCGCTGTTGCCCTAAATGTTAATGATCCTGCCGCCTGGGCCGTACATACTACGCCCCATCTTGCCCAGGCATCTATGCTAGCCGGCGCCGCAGATACGATAACTACATCATTTAACCCTATTCCGGAATTAGAATAGGTTTGATAATAATATCCGTCTGCGTTTAGGCTCCATCCGGCAGCCGTGAGGCTTGCCGTAGTTGTTTCTCTGTCGGCCTTGTCCTGGTTCAAAAGCAGGAGCTGCGCCGCTGCCGTTTCATCATTCTGCAGGATCGTTCTAACAGATGCCCACCACGTATTAAAGGCATCTGTATTCTCATCAAATTGCTCCACATACGCCGCCTGCCATTGTGCGAATAGCGTAGATGTATCTACCTGTTCAAATAGGCCTGTAACCCAACCGCAGCGAGTTGTATCCGGTCTTGTGTCTACAATCATAGATTGCGTTATGGCCGTTGCTCCATGTGCTAAATGGATCTCTGCCAGGGCATACTCTTTTATGTATGTGGATCGTTCAACCGCAGGCGCTGCCGGAGTTGAGGCCGGAGTGCCTTTTTTAATAAATACATTCGTTGCTCTTACATTTTCGTTATCATCCCTGCGCATTACGATTAAATCAATTCGATCTAATGTCGCATGAGCTGCATCCAATGTTAACGCTACGGCCGCATCATTAACGGCCCATCCATCGCCGAATAGACCGGAGCCGGCCTTTACGTTTACCGTTAAGCCGGAGCTTGCTACCACCTGGAGCGCATCCGATACATCCGGGATAACGCCATTACTGATTAGCTTTTTATATGGCAGATTCATATCCGCCGCACTGTAAAGCCTATCACTGTTTAAGCTGTTAAAAAATCCGCCTCGTACTGTCATTCTGTCCTCCATTCTTCAAAAGTCGGAATGATGCTTATTCCGTTTTGATCTTCGCACTCTATAACCTCTAAAATCTTACTATTGGCTTTTGTGCCGTATTCATTCTCTACCGCTACGGTATCGCCTAAAAAATAACCCTCGTTTAGTTTGTAGGTTAATGCCGTTTCCGCAGTTCCGGAAACACCTAGAGTTTTTACCGCCGCCGCTAGTTTTTCATTTCCTCGCTGTTTAAGCAACTCCGTGTATTGAATAGAGGTTATTTCGCCCTCATTAGATGAAATATCCCTGGCATCAATAAAAAGCTCCCTGCGGCTCATTCCGGAGGCTGTGCCGAGCGCTACGGTTTTCCTCGCCGTTCCCTCGCCCTCCCCGGCTACTAATGCAGCATTTTTATAGGTTGTTATGTCCTGCTGCGTTTCTGTAGTCAAAAGGTTATCGAAAGTAGGCGAGAATACCACATAAGGATTAGCGCTCTGTGAATAGCTCCGGTTAGTTCCCCGGTAAAACTCTATAATGATCTGCGCCTCTTCATTTAAAGTTACTTTCCATCCGATCTCCGCTGCCTTGCATAGCTCTATAACCTTATCCAGGAGATTATCTCCGGTTACTTGAAACTCTGCGGTTTCCGTAAATCCCTTAATAGAACCGAGCTTTACGCCGGAGATCTTCCTGGCTGCGATTGCAGGGCTAATTAAGTTCTCGTTTATGAGCTGCCGCAGAATCATTTCAACTTTGCCGCTTAGATTGCTTTGATTCCATATGATCCGGCGCTCTAAGATGCTTTTTAGATCACGACCGGAAACTGTCAAATAATCGCCGTTTTCTATGTCGGTTTTAAGATTTATCTTTTCGATAATCCCTACCATATCGGAATCCATGCGCTTTACATAATACTCCTCCTGCAGGATTGATAGATTTTTAATGGATGCCGGTATGTATATCTCAAAATCTCCGGTATCGTAATATCTATCGGCCCAGATAACCGATGCGGCATTATCTATTAAGGCTATAGGCTTAAATGTCTTATCCAAAATATACAGATCCATTTTAAACCCCCTCAAATTGTGAGCGATGTTTAAAAACTATCTGCAGTAAATCGCTGTTTGTGGCAGAGTGTAAAAATACATTATCGCCCGGCTGCAAGGTAAACCATGTAGGATTAGGCTTTACGAGGTTTATAATGTTTGTTTCTACTCCGTTTCTAAATAACGTTATGGATTTTTCGCCCTTGTTCGTATTGATTGTTATAATATCTCCGTCCTGCATGTTTATACCAATCTCGAAAGAATTCGCAGCCTCATCGTAGATTTTAGGATCGGATACTGCGCCTAGCGCCCTCATTTCGATTATCAAACCGCTCTCCGCATCGCCGGAATTAAATACATTCTTTTCTGCTACTTTGTCAATCATAGAGAATGCTATCCCTGCCTTTGGTATTGCAAAAGGAAATTTAAAAGCAGGAATAATCTGCGATATATCGTCTATGGTTTCCTCTAAGGCCTTAAAGTCCGGGCTAGGGCATATAATGCTTACCTGGATTGTTTCGCTTTGCTCGAAGAGAGATCCGCTTACGCTTTCCACGATTCCATCTATAAACACATCCCGGCTGCCGTTTTTAAAATAAAAGCTGCAGGCTCTTTTTAGAGGGAAAAACTTATAGAGTGCTATTCTGTTTTCCTCGATATTCCGCAGAGGTTTTATAGATAGTACGATGTTTCTATTTTCCTTTCGACCGGAGTTATAAATGGATCCATCGTTTACTCCAACCGTTGAAAAGTTGAGGTTAGCCTTTACCGGCGTTAGGCCGTCTATTGATACAAAATAATCATTGCTAGGGAATAGCTGCAAGCTATCCCCTCTATGATTCTTAACTTTTGCCGTAAACATACTAAACCTCCTGTAGCTGTCGGAATTGGTTCCGTGTCTGTCTATAAATGTCTATCCTGCTCAATGCTTTAGGGCTATTGTTCGTTTGATAGAAATTGTAAGTAGTTCCGCTTCCGGTTACTCCTGCAGCCTCTAGGCTTGTTTGCGGCAGGCTTACCGCATCCGCAAGCGATGTTTTCATGCTCTTAATCGTTGCCGGCATTTCCTTGTCAAACCCTACGCCAATTCCCTCTGCAAGGAATTTTCCGACTTGATCTCGCATTACTTTAGATGGCGATTCTATGCCGAAAAAGTCTTTAATTCCGCCTAAAACGGAATCGCCAAACCCCTGTATTTTACCGGAGATCCACGAGGCCATATCGTTAATGCCGTTCCATAAGCCTTTCACGATGTCGGAGCCGATGCCTCGAATCGTTTCCGGCAGCTCTTTGATTTTATTAATAATAGCATCCCATAGGCCTTGCGCTGCCTCTTTTCCCTTTGCTGTGAGCTGCGCTTTTAAGTCTACAACTTTCTGCACTGCCTGCAGGAATAAGCCCCACAATTTGCCCGGTAACTGCGTAATAAAATCCACAATACTGCTTAAGAAATTGGATCCGGCCTCTACTGCTTTATTTTTTAAATTCGTAGCAAACTCTCCGGCCTTTGTTATGGTCTGATTCCACCATTTGCTTATACGGCCCGGCAGCTCGCTAAAATAGGTTACTATAGCATCTATGCCGTTGCCTGCAGCAGTTTTTATATTCTCCCAAAGATTTATAAAGAAATTTCTAAATCCCTCGCTCGTATTCCATAGGTATAAAAATGCTGCTACTAGGCCTGCAATTAATGCCGCTATTAAAACAAACGGATTAGCTAGCATCGTTAGATTTAGCAGCGCCATAGCTTTCTGTACTGCGGAAATGATATTGGAGATTAAAAAGGCTGTCGCTACTATTCCTAGCGCCGTTGCAAGTCCGATTAAAGTAGCTTTTAAAACCGTTGCCGCCGTTTCGTCCTCCTGGAAATATGTAATTACTTCTTTTAGCTTATCCGCCATAGCTGTTATAACCGGAGTTAAAGCATCTAAGGCCTGGGCCTTAAAATTAGTCCATGCTGCAGTTAAAGGCTCCATAGCTGTAGCCATTTCGCTCTGCGATTGTATCAATGCTAAATTAGCCGCATTTGCATCCAAAATACTAGAATTGCTCTCCGCATATGCCTTAGCATTATCGCCGTATAATCTATTAAGAGTATCAACTACTAACTGCTGCCTTTCCTGTTCAGTGCTGCATTTGTCTAGTGCCGCCTGGAATTCATCCTCGGACTCACCGGCCCAATTAATTGCATCGGCCATCTGTCCTGTAAGCTGCCCTGTTTTGGCTGTTTCGTTTGCCGCCTCTGCAAGGCCCTCTATTGCAATAGAATCGCCGTACTCTACCCATGCGCCTATAACGCCATCCAGAGCGCCCTGTAGCTCCTCCTGGGATGATACAAGCCCGGATAAATGGGATGTAGCCTCTGCAGCCTGCCCCTCATCGGCAGCCACTTTATAAAACTCCTCAAAAGCCTTTTTAGCTCCCTCTGCGCCTACTGCGGAATCCTCTGCGGATTGCATGGCTGCACCGTATACGGTTCTAAATTCTTTTGTAGCCTCCGGCAGACCCATAAGAGCGCCAACTAAATCGCCTACGGCTGAAATGGCGCCCTGGATTGCGCTAGATGCAAGATCTGCGAGAGTTCCTTTTAAGATGGTAAAACCACCATCTGCGGCATCGTCCGCAGCATCTCCGGCATCGTTTGCGGCATCTTCTAAGGCTCTCAATTCGTCCTCTAAGCTATTGCCGGATCTTTCGGCGTTGGCCTGCGCACGTTTTACAAGATCCAGGCGATCCTCGTAGCCGGATAACTCGCTAGATACTTTATTAACCGCCGCCTGCTGATTGTTGATTTTGATTGCAAGCTCCTGCGCCCCTTTGGAGTTTTCTCCCTCTGCCTCTGCAGTTTTTCGATACTGCTCCTGCAGATTGGCTAGCTTTTTCTCTTCCTCGGCCTGCACTGTGGTTAGTTGCTTAATCTTCGCCTCTAATCCATCTGTACTATTGGCCCAACCATCCATTCCGGAGGCAGCAGCCTTAAACTCCGAGTTAGCTAACTTTATCAATCTATTAGATTCCTGGATGCCTGCCTTTAGCTCGGATATGTCAACCTTAAATTTAGTAGTAGGATTTTCGTTATTCCCTGGCATAAATTCACCACCTTAAAACCAATTATCACCTGCAGGCCGCCTAATAATGCCCTGCCTTGTTTTGGATTGCCGCTCTTTGCGCTGCTTTCGCTCCTCTGCGCTGTTTAAATTCTTTACGAGTGTAAATACCTCGCTTACTCTTTCTCTGCGAATATCGAACGGCGAGAGACCGTTAAACCGATCGCAGATAGAAACCTTTAAATCAAACAGTAATTCGTATAAGGAGGGCTGCTCCCCCTCCTCTATGCGTTTTTTCCTGTCGATGTCTTTTTAATCTGATCGAGAGAGTACTTTAAAACCTCTTTTCCAATTACGATTAGATCCGTTACTCTAGTTCTCCGCAGCTCCTCCTCTGTAAGGCCTGGGAAAATATCAAGATATAACGGTTTTAACTGATTAAGGCCGCCGCTAATTAACTTTGTAGCTGCCTCGCCCATATCTGTTTTATCATTGCTAAACAATTTATCCGGCTCAATGATTCCGATAAAGTCCTCCATCGTGCCAAACATTAAATCGTATGTATTCGCTGTATAAGTCTTTTCTACTTCTTTCCCTTTGTAGATGTTTAATTTAATATCCATAAGATTCTCCTTTTAAAAAAGAGAGGGAATCCCCTCCCTTTTGATTAAGATGCTGCTGTTAATGTGTCCGGAGTTGTAACCGTTTTGAAAAATTCGGAAACGTCTGCAGTGCCTGCTCCGGTATCTACCACTAATGCCTTAGCGCCTGCATTATTTTTCGTGAATTTGTGAGTAGTTACTACGCCTGTAAATGTAAGCTCCTGGCCGTTTGCATCCGTTCCATCGTCCTCTGTGGCCGATGTTTCGTCCGGGATCGCAAAAGTACCTTTGTATCTCCAAACGTAAACCTCATCGCCGTTAGTTTTCTTTGTTTTATAGCCGATTGCAAAATATTTAGGTGTTCTTTCGCCCTCAATGAGTGCGCCTAAAGTCTGATCGTATGTCTGCCCTGTAATGTCTGCCAAAACATCTAACGGGATAGCCGCTACGGTTAATGTGATTTCGTCCGCACCTGTGGAATCAATTACGATTAACGGCTTATTATCGTAGTAATGAGCCTCGGAGCTTGATTCCGTTGTTTTGCTGATTTCTGCTACCGGAGCTAATGGCTTAACCGTTCCGGTAACATATCCGCCTGTAGTTTCGTTATCGTCCTTTGTAACTTCTGCATAAACTAAATCGCTTACGCCTCTGTATTCTGCTACTTTTCCCATGCTAACCTCCTATAATTGTTCTCTTTTATAAACTGTGAGCCTGCGCCCTGTATGCGTTGGCTCATCGCTTAGGGCATCCTCGCCTCTGCCATCTACTACCCATCCGGCAGCTCGTAATCTAGCAATCGCTGCGCTCGTTTCGGATTCCACTAGCGCCGGATCCGCTGAAAAGAAAAAGATCCAAAATCCCCATACTGCATACGCAGCAGTATCATCGTAAAATGTTTCCGGAGTTTCAAAGTTCCAATATGTATAAAAGGATTCCGGATAATCTCCTATCGTTCCCTGCAGCGATGCCGGATAGCCTGTGGCTTTTAGGATTTTCTCTAATTCCTCTTTCATAATTTCGCAATTTCCTCCGCAAATATTTTTTCCTGCAATTCTCTAACCTTTTTCTTGTTTCCGTAGATTGAGTTATACACTTTTTTATCCGGCTGCATCCTCGGCGTTCCGTACATTATGAAAATAGACGTAAAGCCGCCCTCCGAGATTTTAAAACCTACTCCTATCGCCGCTACGCTGCCATCCCATTCTACCCTGGCATCCTTTTTTAAGGATTTCATAGTATCATGGCTGTATTTAACATCGTGCTTTCTAAAAGCCTCCTCAACCTTAGGAGTTAATAGCTTATGTGTTTCGTTTAGAGCTTTTTCTGTGGTCTTTTTCAGATCTCCGCCGAGCTTATCAAGCCTTTCGGCGTATTCCTCGAATCCTGTAAACTCTAGCCGCATTTTTTTAGCCATAAACCCTCCAAAACGTTGAAATTTCAATGCTTATAAGGCGAGGCTCTGTTTTGCGTTTTAAGCGATTTTTTAGGCCTCGCCGTAGTTTTATACCTTGCCTTTTACTCGTTTTACCTTGAAAATCAGAAACATATGCCTGCAGTTCACATCTTCCGGCTCGTTTAGAATCTCAAATACTGCATTATCCTCTAGCCGCACTACTCGGCAATCGGATTTTATGTCCGGTCTAAACCATGTAACGATATTCGCCGTATCTTCGATTACAAACTTTCCGTTAACATCTCGCTCCGTGCCGCCGTATGTTTTGAAATTCGCAAAGAATAAAGGGCCATTCTCCGAAAAAGTCTTTTTCTCTACTCCGTTTACTTTGCTGTAAGTAGGAATAAGCAGGCGCATGGCGCAATCTAAATTATCAATCTCTTTCGGCCTATAATTCACGCTCTGCCACCGCCTTACTGCATAACTGGATGGCTCTCTCTTTGAAATATGGGCTTAATTCGGCATTGCCGCTGCCATAATTCCATAGATCCGCCACCCCTCTAGCAATAACCCCGGCAGAGCTTTCCATATCAACTATAGCCTGGCTGCAGCCGCCGCTGATTAGATACTGCTTTACCTCTTCAATGTAGATTTTCAAAGTAGCATCAAAATAATCATTTCCCTGCAGGCCTAAAGCCGTTTTTACCGTTGTTAAAATATCAAACTCTGCCATTCCTGCCTCCTACTTCTTAGCCTTTTTCTCGGTCTTTTCTTCCGTTGTTGCCGGAGCCTCTTTTAAGGTTTCCTTGATTACTTCCGGATCCGTAATAACAATATTATCGCCCTCAACATGTCCGACTGCATCGCCATCTACGGAGAAATTTCCGTTTTCATCAATTACCGGAGCTGCCGGCTCTTCTTTCGGAGTTTCAACGATGAGGCCGAGAGCTATAAGCTCCCTGCCTCTTTCTTCGCCCACTTCGATAGTTTCGTTCTTTTCTATGATTCTGCCTTTTTCAAAGCTATAGAATCCGTTAATAACTTTCGCTCTCATGGCTTACCTCCTACTAGTTGGCTGCAAGAGTAACTACTACCATTCCCTTATCAAATGTAAGGTTTCCGCCTACCATTGCCTCGCCTCTAACTGCAAGCAAGCCCTCTGCAAACTTGTAATCTTCGGAAACTGATACCTCGTAATCTCCGAATAATCCGAGTTTGTAGTTGCTCGGATCGCCGTAAATCATTGTCTTGATTGCTGCGGATCCTTTTGTGGATGCAGAAAGTGCCACCACATCGGAGCAAATTGTGTACGGAACGGATAAGCCGCCATCCTTGATAATTCCGGTATTCGGATTGGATCCATCCGGTGTAATTTCGTAAACGGCCTTTTTCTCGTTTGTTCCTCTTACATCGCCGAATGCGATGAGGTCTTTCTTGTTGAGATAAAGTCTAGCGTTACCGCCTACATTCTCATCGCCGCCGTATGCAAATACGATTTTTCTTAATGTCTTTTCGTCTATAGTCGCATCCGATACGGTTAATGTTTCGTAGATAACTTCCGGTGTGCTTTCCGTGTTAACGGCATTGATGATGCCGTAAGGCTCTGTAGTTCCGTTACCTTTTACGATGAGTTCTGCAACTTTCTTTCTAAGTGCTACCAATGCGCCGGCTCTTACCTTTGCCTCGTACTGTAACGGCGTTTGCTTTCTAATGTTCTTAGAAACATATGTAAGCGTATTAACTAATACCGGCTTGATGGCCGCAGTTCTAAATACCGGATCGGATGCGGTCGGTGCTGTTCCATCTGTACCGATTGCGGCAGTTTGTGTAGATTTCTGATATGCCTCGTTGTACTGGCCCATTCCGGTACAATCTTCTACAAATACCTGGTCTACAATAGAGGAAACGATGTTAAAATGATCGTTGATCCCGCCTACTTCTGTAGGTTTTGCGAGTGTGCCGGTAGATAACAAGACAGATCTAGCCTCTGCGTTTTCGATCTTCATTGTTCCGCTTTCTGCGAACGCTTTCGCTCTCTTTTCTGCCTCTTCGCCGCCTTTTCCCTTTACGCCGAAAGTAGCAATCGGATCGAATCCTCTCTGTTCCGGTTTTTCGGATTTTTCCAAGCTGTCAAGCTGTGCCTGTGCATCTCTGATCTCTGCCTGTACTGCCTCTAGGTCTGCGCCTAAACTTCTTACCTGGTCTGCGCTTTCTGCTGTCTTGATAGATTCTTTTAATTCGGCCTCTCTAGCCTGCTTATTTTCGATTAACTTTTTTAAGTAGTCTTTCATTTAATTACCTCCATATAAAATGCTTGCTTTTAACTTCTCTAGCTCCAGGGCTGCAGCTCTTTTGGCCTCCGCCTCATGCTCGGCAGCCTCCGCCGCCTTGCGCTGCTCTTTTGCATCCTCCAATGCCTGCCGGGCCGCCTCCACCGCCTCGGCATCCCTTGCGCTAATCTTTGTAGCCTCATAGGCAGGAAATGTTACTGCAGATACTTCGATAACTGCGCCGATTTTCTTAATGTGTCTGATCGGATAATCGCTATCGAGGTTTTTCCATTCCTGCTCTCGAACGCTAAACATGAAACTCATCCCGGATATATCGCCTCTCTTTACTTCGCTGTAAAGAGTAGCTGCTAAAGGATTCCCTTTAACATCTAATCCGGCATCTATATCTAATCCATCCCTTGAGATGGCTAGATTCATAGTATTGTTTTCTTTGCCACGTTTAAACCGGGCATATACATTGCTCGTGTCGTGATTCTTGCAAAATCTCACATCAGATAAATCTGCCTCATCCAGTGCGCCCTCGTCTATTACCTCGCCAAAATATCCTCCAATGTCGGTTTGGCTGCCGAATACGATCGGCCGCCCCTGGATTCTTGCCTCCTCATCGCCTGCAGCTCTTACCTCCGCAAGATAGCTGCGGCTTATAAGCTCTAATTTATTCATTATTTCCCTCCTTTGGTTGCGGTTCTGTTCCGCCTAGCTTTCCTAACTGATACTCTTTTGCATGTTCTACATTTACATAGTTTAGGCTCTGCATTCTGATGCCCTGCAGCTCCGGTAATGGCATAAGGCCGAAAGCTATACGCTTTTCGTTCTCGTATAACGATCCGGCATCGCCCAGGAGCCTAATCATTTCTAACTTTTGCTCTGTTTTCATGAAAACGAGATAGCTCGTTAGGAACGTAATTTTATTGCCAAAACTTAGCTCTTTTTCAGTAAAAATGCACTTTGTAAACGCCTGGGATAGCTTGATTACTAAAGGCTCTAATGTCTTTTGGTAAAAAGCCTCGTATTGATCCTTTGTATAATCGCCGGTTAGGATTGGCAGGCTTACGCCAAAATGCCGCAGGATCTTGCTGTCGATAAACTCTAGCGTTTTATCGTCTACTAACTGAATATCTTTTTTAATCGGAATAAATTCGCCTTTAAGATCCATTCCTAAAAAGCCGGATTCGTTATTATTTAACCGCTCCTGCAGATCTTTTAGATTGGCATCCATCTGCCCCTTGTCTAAGATTGTGTTATACTTCACAACCGCATTTACGGCGAAAGAGCTTTTAACCGCCTCCGATACTGCGTTGAGTAGGTTATGATTTAGCTCTACCGTTTGCAGGAGTACATCTAGATCCGGATTTCCGCTCTTGTTTCCGCCCATAAGTTCGTTAACTGCGAATTTATGGCGGATGTGGATAACGTCCGAATATTTTAATGTAGTTTCGTAGTTATTGTTAAATTCGAGCTTTATAAAAAGCTCTCCGGCGTTGTCTGCTTGAAACTCAACCTTTTTAGGCTGTACCGGCCATAGCGCTCGCAGTTTTCTGTCACCGTCAAACTCCGGAATGATAAAGCAGTTATACGTTAGAAATAACTGATACGTTATTTTCTCTAAAAAGTCGCTGCTCGTCATTGTCGGATTCGGATGCGCTAGTACCGTTTGCGCCTGGCCCGGAACCGGTACGGAATCTGCGCCATCTTTTCGGATGTGCTGCGGCGTTAACTTGCTCATTTCGGAGGCTATACACTCGATTGCCTGCTGCACTACGTCATAACTATATACATCGCCGCCGAATTGGCTAAAAATCGGCGTTCTGCCGGATAGCATCGGCGCATATTTGTAGTTCGTTATCCTTTTTTTAATAAAATCAAGAAAACCTATTTTTCTCGCCTCCTTTACATTCTGCCTAATAAATCTGATCTATAGCGCCTATACATTTCGTATAGGATGATTAGCGTTACTGCTCCATCTATCTTTCGTGATGCCTGGTTATTGATTTTCACGCATAGCACGTTCCCCAGGTTATCAATCTCCATAGAGGCGTTGCCTAAGCACCAATGATCTACCGGATTCTCGTTATAATTGATGAGCTGCGCCTTTAGATCCGCCTCTACTAACTTCATCGGATTGCTCATTACAAATTTGTTTTGCACTACCATTTCGCAATCGAATCCGTAGTATTCCATCTGCTTTAGAAACTCTTTAGAAAATTTCACATCATAGCCGCATTTATATAGCCGCAAGCCGTGATCCCGGTAAAGCTCATAAAACCAATCGGCTACCCTGGTTAAATCTACATCGTTTCCCTCGCAAATTGTTACATAGCCATCTCTGGCCCATTCCGCATACTTAGCGCCGGCCTCTTTATCGTCCGATAGCTCTAGCTTGCTCTCCGGGATAAAATACATGGAATGTACATACTTCGTTTTATCTCCCGGCTTTAGCATCAGAATCTTTGCGTTTACTAGGTCTGTAGTTTCCGCCAGGTCAACCGCTCCCAGGCAAAGCGAATCCTTAAAATCTTCTAGCTCAAATTTTGCCACGTATTTATAATCGCTCTCCTGCAGCCACGCCTGCGCATTGGATTGCTTAAAGTTAAAATCTTTCGATAGTACAAACATCCTATCGCTCTTTGATTTCCTCGCCAGGTCTATCTGCTCGTATAGATAATCCCATTTCTTAACGATTCCGAGAGTAGGATTAGATTTATACCATGATTGCGGATTCTGCCATACTTCCTGCTCGCTGTCCTGCGTGTATAGCCACGGCAAAGTACGCTCTGCGGATATTCCCTCATCCTCGCCGTTTATAATCTTGCGGCAATCTATGAGCAGATTATCTAAAACGCCATCGTTAACGAATCCCTCCGTTGTGATGATCCACATCTGCGGCGCCTCCTTGATAGATTGCGATTGCTCAATGGATTTTATGATCGTGGCCTCTTTCATTTCGTGTACCTCGTCTATGTACGCCTTATCAATGTTTCGCCCCTCTTTGTTTCGTGTGCGATCCGATAGCTTAAAAATCTTTGAGCCGTTGGCTTTGATTTTGATAAACCTCTGATTTTTCCAGGTGTCTATCTGTTCCGGATCAATCATTAGCCGCATCGTATCTATCGCATCGTACAAAATAGATGCCTGGTTATCATCGTTCGAGCTGCATACTATGTCGGATCCCGGAGGCCCTAAGATTGCCTCGCTTAATCCTAATGCGCTGCAAGTTTCGCTCTTAGTGTTCTTTCTAGCGATTAGGAGTATAACTTTTTTAAACCTGTTATATCCGGTATCGGCCATCTTGAACGAATAGGCTGCCTCGATGAGCGCTTTCTGCCATAGCATTAGAATCATCGGCTTGCCGTAAAACGGCGATTTTGTGAGCTTTATGCAATGCTCCATAAAGTCGATGCGCTGCATGGCCTCTCTCCGGTCATAGATATATCTAGGATTATCTAAATCATCTATGAGCCTATCAAGCTCCATGATTAGCTCCTGGCCGGCTATGATTTCTCCGCTGCGGATCGCCTCCCGGTATTGAATTAAGTAACAATCCTCTTTCATCCGAATATCATAACCTTTACTGTGGCTGCTGCCGCCTGGATCGCTCTAAATGTCAAAGCTCCTGCAGCTTGGCCTGTACATTTAATCTCCGGATTGTCTGTATCAACGATAACGGCATTGCTAGCCGTTACTCCGGATGCCGTGGCTGTCTGATAATAGTAGCCATCTGCGTTTAGGCTCCATCCGGCCGATGTTAAAGATAGCTCCGTTGTAGTCGGCGCTGCACCGCTTTCTCCCGGATCACCTTTTGGCCCTTGTGGCCCGGTTTCCCCGGTATCGCCCTTTTGCCCTTGTGGCCCGGTTTCCCCGGTATCGCCTTTTGGCCCTTGTGGCCCGGTTTC